GGTTAACGTGTATTCTTGCCCTTCATAGATAATCTTTGCCTTGTTCTCAATATCTTGCTTAGATAGCGAAATAAACGGCTCTGATATGCCTTGATAGAGCATTACTATACCGTTAGCTACAATCTGACGATCGTTGTTAGTCCCTGAGTAGATTGTTCTAAGATGTACCACACAGTTCTGTATTTCAACGCCATCGTCATATGTAGCTTCATTGTATAGATCATCTTCAACTTTACGTTTGATTATGATTGATTGGTTACACATTGATTTTGGCGGTTTTAGCATGATGAGATACCTCTATAAAGCAAGCCAGTATAGAAAAGATATTCTAATGCTAGATTGTATACGCCATTAGTTGCTGAATCAGTTGGACTAGTACCTGTTGAGATGCTTGTTCCATCAATTGAGATACTTTTAACGTCTTTTTGGGCCATCTCATATGTACTAGTTGCACCAATATCGTCCATATACTCAATCTGCAAAGCCAGTGCTTTCTTGAACCAATTAACACGATTTGTATCAGTATCTTCATCAATTGAATTGCGTTCATAATACATCCCTGTTAAAGGATTAATCATGTTCTCAGCAGCTTTTTCAAGAGTATCAAAATCAGCATTAGTAGATTTACTTGTTAGTTCTTGAAATTCCTTTTGGCTAAGTAATTGCATCAAGAACCCTCCTACTCATTAATGGTTTTGGGTGTCACCTGGTTGTACTGCCTGTTGTTTTGAAGTATCAGCAGGTACAAATAACGGATCAAGCTGGAATTTATATTGAACTAAGCGTACATTGCGTACATCCATTCCCTTTGGTAATGTCCATGCTGCTTTCTTTTTAAAGTCGTCTGGAGTTGGAAAATTAGGTTTATTTGGTACAAAGGCTGGATCAATAGAAATACCTGCTGGATGGATACAGCCAACACGCTTTTGAACAACACTTTCACGTCCACCTTGTTTAAGTGGCTCATCTACTACTTTTGTGCCGTAGAGTTGACTAGAGTAACGAACAGCACCAGTTCCAAATAAGTAAGCTACTGATGTGGATTTGTTACCTGATTTTTCTACTGGAATAGCATCATCAATTACTACTTGTTTACCATTGTAAACGTTAATCGGTGTACCACCATTTGAAGGTTGAATAGTATCGATCAAGTTTTGTGCCTTCATCATTGCGTAAGTTGCGGAGTTAACAGAAATACCAGTTAATAAGCTTTCTGGTTGATCTCCCATTAATCCAAGTGCAGCAATAAATCCTTTTGCACTAAACTCAGCACTAGTTGGAGACTTTGTAGTTAAGTCTAAGATTTTTGCATTTGCTACATCATCAACTTGAAAAGCACCATTTAGGACAGCTAATAGCATAGTTTCATCGCATGTATTCCAAAAGTTGGAAAAACGACTACCGATTCTTTCGGAAACTGGAGCACCTGAAATTAATGTTGAGATATCAGTTTGACCAAAGGCTTTTGCTTGGTAGAACTTCATACCAACTTGTGAACCTGAAGTAAGATTTGATACTTCAATATCTGCATCATCAGTCCAATTATCAGCATTCCCTTCTAGGTCGTTAATAAATGGAATGGTAACTTTTGTACCTGCATCCATTAATCTACCGCCTAAATCAGGATCAGGAGTAAGAATACCGGAATTTACTAAATTATTTGTCTTTGTAGAGTCATTTTGAACCCAATTATCAAAAACTTCTGGAATAATAAGGTCCTTTAAGTGTGTTTCTGCCATTTATCTATTTCTTCTTTCTAAATAATTGAGTCCATCTTGCTGGATCTTCCTTATACAATTCATTTTGTTGTTGAAGAGTCATCTTAGATGGATCTTGTGGGACTTCGGATGTGCCATTCCCTGAAACAACTACATGAGTAGCCGGCTTTTGTGGTTCTGCTGGCTCATCCTTTTTGAATAAAAAGCCGTAATTTTGTTTAGCAGCATCAACTTGTTCTTGAAAGCCAAGTAAGTTGCCATTTTCATCAAGTGATACTTTACCAGTATCAATAAAAGGTAGAACAGCCTTGTTTTCAAGCGCACCAGCTTTACTTAATGCACTTGAAATAGCAAACTCTTTCTTTTGAGAAGCCAACTTATTAGACCATTCTTTGTCTTTTTCTTTATTAGCCTTTTCAACTTCGGCAAACTTGGCTCTAAGCTCTTCATTGTCTTTGGCTGCAGTACTTAAGGACTTAATCTGTTTATCACGATCTGTTACTTGCGACTTGTAACCATCAATTTGATCATTTAAGCTAGCTAATTTTCGGTCATAGTCATCACGTAAGGCATTTGTTTCCTTACCATTTTGTGCCATAACAGCTTTGATCTGATCAGCATTTAAGCCTTGTTTTTCTAAAAAATCACGTTCCATTTTGGTTCTCCTAACGTTTAATTTATACGAGGGACGACCTCGTTCAGAGCATAATAAAAGAGCAGTTTAGCGACTTACTCAGGTCGATTTATTTCTATATTATTATTTGTTCACGGCTATATTGTCGTGCTAAGAAATCATTATCTTTGACGATTTGTCTTAATTTAGCTTGATAGCCTCTAATACCTTGACTTAGTTTTCTAACACTTTCGGGATCATCATCCCTTTCAGCAAGTTCTTTTTTTCGTTTAAGATGCCTAATACTACGTTCATAATATCTTTGCTGTTGTTGTATTTTAGCGTTTTTAACAGCTTGTTCAGGATCATACTGTTTTTGAAAGTTATGAGACACACCCTTTATGTAAGGATAAAGAATGTGGCTACAGTTAATCCCTTGAGTACCTGCTGGCTTACCATATCCATAGTCGTAGATATTAGGATACGAAAGGTCAACTTTTGGATCGCTTTTAGGGACAATGCACACTACTTTGCCTTGAATTGGAGCACAAGCCGGTCTTGCTGCCGGATGACTAGACATAGTAGCAAGTACTGTGTCAAATTCCTTCATAGATTGCGCCCTAGCTTCGTTAAATACTCGATGAGTAGTAGATGTAATGACAGTTCTTGTATACCCTTCTAGCGTCCACTCATGACCGCCTTTATCTGTTAGAGATGTAGGCAAGCCTTTGTCATACCATTGGAGGATATTGTCTTTTAATGCTCTATCTGCCGTCTTAGTTCCTGTAGAAACATCTAATACAGTTTTGTCGATAATGTTTTGATAGGTTTTTAAGGCGGTATTTTTATGAACATTAGTTGTTAATAACGTCTGATTAACGTAATTGTTGACGTTCCTGAAAGTTTGATCAGCATAAGCATTAATAATTGCTACTGTATCTTTGCTAACGTCCTTCATTGGTTGCTTTAAAGCGGTAGATAGTTCAGTGTTCATTCTTTTTGCTACTTTTAGTCCTTGGTCTTGGATTAGATCATAAATAGCTTGCTTACTATATCCAATATTTTTGGCAATGAAATCAACCACTTTATCAGTTAAACCGCCCATCTCGGCAAGAGCCTTTAAACGCCACTCTAAGATGCTTTTTTCATCAGCATTAATAAGCATCCCCTTGTGTTTCTTAAACGTGTCAATCAGCAAATAAAAGGTGTGCTGCTGCAAGTAATCATAGTAATCAACTATCTTGCTTGCTTTCTTCATCATCTTGCTTAGTTGTGGATCCATCTACCTCACCTTTATCTTTTTGCTTTTGCGTATCTGTTAAGGGATTAAACTGTTCGAAATCAGGCGCTGGTGTCGCTTTTTCCCTTTGCAGTTGTTCCACCCACTTAGCAGCTTCATCATCGCTTAAGTTATAGTTACGCTTAACAAACTCTGCAATAGGCATTGCACCAGCATTAAGAGCCGATAAATCATTCTTGAACTGTGCATCTTGATCCACAAAAATACCATCGTTAAAGTCTGGTGTAATAACTAAATTATCAATATCTCCGGTCCATTTAGGCTTTTGATCGCTCCATAATTCAGGTGTCTGTAATAGTTCAGCAATAGCATATACAAGTTGGTCTATTGTGTCCTCGACTTGTGTTAAGTAACTAGAACGTGTTTGATAAGTCATTGAATTGCTTGAAACAACGCCTGTAGCTGTTTGAATACCTGTAGGGGTTGCTGTAAATGTTCCCTCACTCAATCCAATTTCGTTTTCAAACTCATGTAAGAAGTAGCTCATTGCTGCTTGATACTGGTCTGTCCTAATGTTAATAGCTAAATCCTTAAACGAACTGCTATCGTCTAATCTACTATTGATTGGAACAAATACATCATCGTCAGTATCCCAATACATTTGCTGATCTACTGGGACGGGCTGACCATTGATTTGAGTTTGCCGTTTCAACCAGCTTTCAGGAACAGTTACACGTCTACGCCCAGTCTTAACATCCCAATAAAAGCCGTCTTGTGTCACGTTGATATCATCAAGAATATTTCTGCAGTTATCGCACAAGCCTAAACCTAATGGACTTGTAAAACTCTTGTTGTTATCTCCTGGATTTCGATAGAAGGCAAACAGTGGCTTAGTTATATGCGTAAAAGTAGCTTGTTGTGGCAAGTCAGCATATTCTTCAATCGAATTTAAAGGTACTTGAGTGCCTGTTTCGTTTTCGTCAGTTGACTCGTATAGTTCATTAGTAATTGTGTAAGGCTTGTATTCGTGGCCGTTCTCATCTACTTGTTTATTGCCCCATTGATGAAATTCTAACAGTGTGTAATAGTGCGGCTCATCGTTAACGGTCTTAACAATCTTACGAGCTAATGCAATCTCTCTAACTTCTGTAGTGTTAGCATTTAATGGATATACACCTAATGCGTCAGACCAGTTCAATTTAATTGTGTCATCTTCAACATAAGGTCTAATTGCACTAGAACCTAAAGCAATAGCACGCTGTAAATTAGTTTCAAAAGTGGTGTAAAAGCGACTTTCACGAAAGATTTTATCAAGTTGTTCCTGGAGTTCATTATCATTAACTTTTATCGAACATTGTTCGTTGAAGATGATTGATGCTAAGCGCTTAGATGCTTTTTGCGTCATGTTAACGGTATTCATCTTGCGTTTCTTTTCATGACCTAGCACCCAATAATGAACGTCCTGTGGCTTATCAGAATAATAGTCTTTAGCTTTTCGGATGCGTGTGTACTCTTCTGCAGGTACTGCAATCCGTGGATCGTCTGTAATAGCTCCTAATGATTTAATCATTCCTAATTTAGCACCACCTTTTCTAAATAATCCTTTAATGCTTGCCCATAATCCCATATACTCACCGCCTTATGCTGATAATCCAAGTAAGCGTTCATTATCTACTATGCCGTACTTAAGAGCATCACAAGAGTGATCATCTTCTTTGACTACTCTTGGATTGTCACTATTAACAGTAGCTGGGTCCCACTGGTATTTTTTATGCTCGTCTAAAAAAATGTTGTTTCCCGCTGTCTTAATCACAAATAGGCGCCCTTGTGCCAATAGATCTTGAACTCGGTCAATCATTGCTGCCTCACTAGATTTATGCACCTTAGACCATTGCGTGTTATACATTTGCCAATATTGCGTGTAGATACCACCATCTGCAGAGTCAATTGTCTGATTATACGGGAGCATCCCATATTTATTGGTTATCTCGTTAATGAAATCATGTACTCGTTCGGCTTGTTCAGATGCTGACAACTTACGAACGTACTTAGTTGGATCGTAGTAAAAAGTATCTAGTACATACACGTTATATTTATTAGTGAAAGCACACGCCACGCAAGCAGTCGCTGATACCATAAATCCTGTATCCATGCCGTAAAAGACTTCTGTAATGTACTCATCATCTGGTAACTTATCCACAAGCTTAAATAAGTCCATATTGTACACGTTTGTTCCAAGTCCTACTGCTTCACCGAGATAGAGCCAACGATAATAATCAGGGTCATTGCGCTTGTATGTCTCAATTAGATTTAATTGCTGCTTAGTAGTAAAGCCTAGCTTGTCATCTAAATAAGTGCTTGTA